CGACGATGCCGGGAGCATACATTTCATTTGTGATGTTGGGTTGTGGAATACCACCCACAACAGGCTGATTACGTACCCGTGTTGGCTGAATGGGGCCGCGCCATACATCATTCATCGGGCCGTACTGCGGCAGCTCCGGACCACGCATACCAGGCTGGCCCATGCCAGGCTGCATCATGCCGGGTGGCATCATTCCCATTTGCTGACCGTAGGGCTGCATTCCCTGCATCCCCAGCATTTGAGCCAGGCCGGGCTGCATCTGCCCGTAGCCCTGTTGCTGCGGGTACATCTGCCCGGGCATCTGGCCAGGCTGGCCCGGCTGCTGCCGCCCAAGGGCCCGCATGTTGTTCCAGCCGAACCCGTCGCGCGGGGCAAGCTTCTTCAACTGGTCTAGTTGGGCCCGTTGGTCCGAGCCCATTTGCTGACCCCGTAGTTTCCCACCCATCATCTGCTTTCGCCGGGCCGAGTTCTGAATCCGCGTCATCTGTTCGCGGTTCATTGGGCCGCGTTGGTTCGGCCCGACTACACCCCCGCGGCGTTCCATCTGGATACGAGAAACTTTCTCACGCAATCGACTCGAAGGGGCTCGTGGCATCTAACAATCTCCTGCGTCAGAGTCAGAATCGGGAATCCGGTGCAGTCGCCGCGGGTCGGTTGGCCCGCCGTGGCGGTCGTACAACCCAACGTGCTCACAATACGCCTTCCGGTGACGGGCACTGGTAAACACCGCCCGGCCGTCACGGGTAAACTCGGTGGGCACCCCGAACTTGTGCGACTGGGCTTGAGCTTCCGCAGCCTGGGTCGGAGCGACCCCAGCGGCCTCACTCTTCATGGGCCAGTTGCCCGGGGACGCCACAGACCCGCCGTGCTCGGCCGCTATGTCGCGGTGCAGGCGCACGCCCTCTATCTCGACAATCTTCGGAGCCTTGCCCATCGGGTAGAACCGCTCCAGGGTGTAGCTGCCGTCCTCCGCCGCGTAGCAATAAAAAGGCATTCAGTTACCCCGTAGTCATGCCGACCTTGGCCATTTCGTCCGGCTGCTTGTTCGCACCCAACAGCACATTCTGCAACACGTCATCCTGCCCCTTCCGGGTGGCCGTCGAACGGTTCACCCGCTCGTAAGTGCGCTTCGTCTGGGCAGGCATTCCGCCGCCGTTTCCACCCTGCTCGCGCTGCCGGGGATTCAAGTCCAAGTCGGGCGGTGACCGGAAGGTCATAATGTCGTTCAGCTCATTCATGTTGTTGAGCTTGGCGTATAGTTCGAGGAACCCCCGCCAGTCCACCGCACCACCCACCTCCGCTATCTGGGGGGCGAACGGGATCAGGTAGTTCTGGAACAGGTGCTCGACAATCTGGAGCCGCTGGCCGGGCGTCTTCTCGGTCATGGAGTACGGCTCGATCGTGAAGTTGTAGTCCAGGTAATCGCCTTCGCGCTGCTCGGGCGAGAACTCCACCTCGTACTCCCGGTTGTGGGCCCGTTTGGTCCCGCGGGCCCGGAAGAACTGGTCCTCCCACAAGTACCAGGCCAGGGACCGGACCACAGCGGTGGTGAAGCCGGTGGTCCGACTCTGCATGCTGCTGAGCCGGCGAGAAGCATTGGCCTGGAGGAGTTCGTCCTGGGTGGCGGTCGGCGACTGGGCGCCCAACCCGCCCAGCAGGTCCAGGTTGCCGGCCAGATAGCCGAACAGGTCCTTGACGTGGACGGCGAAGGCCAGGTTCTCGCGGTTGATACCGCCCAGACTCATTTCCTGACCGCTCTGGGGGCTTGAAACAAGCACGGCTTCACCATCCGCCGCATCCTTAATACGAGTAGTGTCGGCCTCGTCGTTATAGCCGTACACGGTCTTCTGTCGCTCAGCTTGACGCCCGAGCTTCCGGTACAGCAGGTTGACAATGTCGTGAAGGTCCTGAAGGCAGGGGGACAGCGGGTCAAGGTACACCCCATGCTGGGGCACCTCGGCGAAGCCGAGCAGGTGGTAGGGCCCGCTCTCCGGTCCCTCATACGGCGCCACCCGCAACGGCGGGTCCCACTCACCGCCGTTGGGTACGGTGATGATTACACCGTCCAGAGGGAGCCAAAGGTCCCACAAGGCAACTGTCTCGCGGAACTCCTCCCGTTCGCCCTGGCCGCGCCCTATCTCGGCGAATTCGTCCTCCCCCTCCCGCCAGGTTTCGTCCTCAGCGGTCGTCTTCAACTTAGCCCGAGCGGTGCTATCGTAGTGGCGGTTTTCAACCACCATTTCCAACGGCAGGCGGTAGCGGTCGCCGGCGAACGATATTTGCTCGTACCGGCTGGCGTTCATGTCCTGCACCCAGTCGTCGAAGTCCACCGGGTCGGCGAAGGGCTGGGCCACGTCGTGCCGGAATCCCTCCCACTCAACAGTCTGGCCCGTGAAGGCCCGACCGACCTTGCAGACCCCCTGGCCGACCAGGGCGTTCAACACACACATGCGCGACGTGCGCTCGAAATCTATCTCGCCAAGCAACTGGTTGATGCCCAGTTCCAGACTGGCTGCGGCCGGCTTGAGCTTGGTAGTCGGCGTGGTAGTCAGGACCGCGGGGCGCCGGCCGGCCAGCAGGCTCAGGTAGACGTTAATCATCAGCTCGATCATGTTTACCGGCACCCGCTCACTGGCGGCGTCGTCCATCCACCGATGACCAACGTACTGCCTGAGCCGGTCACGTCGGTTCTTACGAAGCGGCTGGAGCCGACGCCGGGACTGGAGCACCGACTCCTCCAGGCGCTTCAGGTCTTGGGTGTCCAGAACGTCAGCCATATGGCTACTTCTTCCGTCTCTTTGCCGCGGCCTTCGCCCTCTTCCGCTTCAACGCATGAGAGTTGCGGCCTAACCTGCGATTGCCTTTGGTGCAGGGCATGACTCACTCCTACGTCGTGTACAGCACCTTCACCGGCACGCTGGAGTCCGGGTCGCCGGTCCCGCCGGTACCCGGCTCCTTGACCGTGGCATAGGACAGCGCCGTGCCGAAAATGCTGTCCAGACCGTCCGGCCAATGGTATTTGATGGCAGCGCCGGCCAAGCACGGTAGAATCATGTCAGGCGCCGTTGTCCCGATCGTCGGCGCCGCGTTGTTCCAGAACTTCGTGTAGACCGCGTGGGTGTTGGCAGAATTGTCGATCTCCACCGTGTTGAGTGTCGGATTCCCCGCAGCATCTATGTTTAGATGACCGGAAGAATCATTGGCCGTGTCCTCGGCGACATGCGTACCAAGCGTCGTCGGTAGGGTCGTTAAGCTCTGGGCCATTTCTTGCTCCTAGGTGTAACTAACCTGGACGGCCACCGAGCTGTCCAGGGGCGTAACTCCCGCCGTACCCGCTTCTTTAACGCTGGCGACGGACATGCCGGTACTGAAAACCTCCCCCATGGCGCCGGCGACAATGAGCAACCCGTTGCCGGACGCACCCGTGGGCAGAACCATCACCGGATCGGTCGTACCAATCACCGGTTTCTTCGAGTTGTAGAACTTGGTGTAGCTGTCGTCGTCCACGTCGGCGTTGGCAATCTCAACGTAATGAACGTCAGTCAACGGACCCGTGGCAATGTCCATCCAGCCGTTTTCGTCGTTGTCGGAATCTTGAGCCTGGCCGGTTACAAGCGTCCCGGCTCCGGTCGTTGCAGTAATAGCCATGTCACGTCTCCTACCACGTCCCTATCCGCTGGTTGCGCGCTGCACGCCTGTCCCGGCGAGCGGCGAACGAAGAGCGGGGAATCTTCTTTTCCGGCGGCTTCGGTACCGCAATCTGCTTCATGGCCCGCCAGGCCAGGGCGTCGGCCACCACCCGGTCGCCGTGGTTGGCCCGGGCCCCGGACGGGTCAACTCCTCCGGTAGCCTTAGAGTGCATGATCTCGCCGTTGGGGGTGAACACGTAGCTCTTGCACTCGTCTATCGCGTCGGCTGAACGATTGAGGTATAGCCGGGCCTCCAGGGCTCGTTTGTAGTCCCCAAAGAGAGCTGGCTTGTTCTGGGCGGTCGAGTACCAGCCGGGTACGCTGGTCGGCTTGGCCCCCACCCGCCGCTCGTCCGTCCGCCAGTAAATCCGCCCGTAGTGGTTGTCGATCAGCGCTTGACCGAAGGTCGCCCCCGGCCCATTCGCCTCCCAAATAGCCAGAGCAACACCGTACCGCCCGCCGAACCAACGGCCCAAAGCTATGGCCATTTCCGCGTGTCGGTGCGGCGGCCACGGGTTGGTCCCGCAAACGAACTCGGCGACCTTCTCGCCCGTGTTACGGTCAGCCACGACGAGCACCGAATTGCTGGCCCCGGTCCCCGTGGCCACATCGGCCGCAATCACGTAGTCCCGATCGCAGGGCATCTTGCCATCGGCGTCGGGCATCACCCAGAGCTTCAACCGGCCCTTGTCCGTGCCGCCCGGGTCGGTTTCAATGAACTCCTGGGGCTCCAGGCTGTCCCGCAGGTAGTCAAGTTCGCCAACCAGCAACGGCGGCCTGACCGTCTCCCGGGCAATCGTGTCCAGACTCACCGGGTCGAAGAACTGGTAGGCACTGCCCAGGTAGTCGATGTCCAACTCCTGGCGGATCTCCAGCGGATGACCCGCCCGCTTGCACTCTCCGTCGTACCAGGGGCTCCGCTTCTTGCCCCGCTCGTCCAGGTAGAGCCCGGCGCCCTTGATCGGGTGCTCCGACCAGTGGACGGTGACGACCTCAATCTCCGAGTTGTGGCGCAGGTCGGCGAAGGCGTTATTGATCCCCTTGGGCGTACTGACGAACAGCCGGCACCGAGTGGTGTCCCGGCTGGCGTTCAGCATATTATGGCCCTCTGGCACGCTGGCGAACTCGTCGAAGAACACCGCCGTCTTCCGCCCCGCCCGGCTCGTATCGCTGGTGGTAGACGCTCCAGTGAAAGTGGAACCATTCAGCATGTTCTTGATAATCAGCGACCGGCGCAGGACCGGCACCTTCAGCCAGGCCGGCAGGAACTCGTGGAACCGGTCGATTTTCCACATCAGGCAGTCCGGGTCGTCGCTTCGGTCAACCAAATCCTCCTTGGCCGAGACCAGCAGAAACGACTGCATGGGGAAGAAGTGCCACCGGTGCTCCATGACGATGAGGCCCAGCCAACTCGCCCCAACGTCACGGCTCTTCTCGACGAGCAAGTCCTGATGCCCCAGAACCCGACTCATCGTCTGGACCAGAAGGTCCTGGTAGTCGTAGGTCACAAACGGAATGGCCTCGTTCGCCACCAAAGCCCCGTCAGGCGGCCTGGGGTCATACGTCCAGCCGAAAGTGTTGATGTAGAATAGGGAGTCTCGCCGACAGGCCAGCGAAAACACCCGCTGGGCACTCGGGGACTGGCTACAGACCCGCAGGACCTTCCGCCGGTAGGCCAAGTTCTCGGCCAGGGGCTTGGGGACCAGGCCGTAATACGGGAAGAGCCCGGGGTCAAGCCCCAGGCCCGTCACCCGGTCCCGTGCCTCCTGCTTCGTTAACTCGACGCAGGCAGTCGGCAATGGCGGTAAAGATTGGCTGACCATCGTCCACCAACCGAGCGTCAGCCTCAATCTGAGACTTGCTCGGCAACAGCTTGTTGTAGACCAGGTTCCAGAAGTCCCGCTGGTTGGCGCGCTGGCGATACCAAGCCAGCATGTTGATCGCACGGGCCGATGGGACCCGGTCCTCCTCGATCGCAGCCACCGGCACCCCTAGGTGCGTGGCCACGAAACTGACCTCCGACACAACGTCCGCCGTCTGGCCCAGGGCCCCCGTGGCGAGCTCCCGGAGCCGCATGACGTCCAACACATCGCTCTCGAACTCCGGCTCAGGCTGTGCCGGCGCCCCACCGTTCTCGGCTTCGGACGGAACCACCGCCCCCGAAATGGGGAACTCAGCCCGGGCCCGCTCAGCCGATTCAGAATCCGACCACCCCTCCAGTCGCAACGCCTGGCGACGCCGCTTGAAGGGGAGCCACAAGCCAAGCTGCTGCAACCGTTCCTTGAACTCGGCCCTGGTCTCCCTCTTACGCTGCTCGGGCACTCAACACCTGCACAACCGCAGGAACGCTATCCACCCCAGGAATGCCACCAGCGGGACAAACATTGAAGCGGCAGTGCCCCACCGTGGCCTCCACACCTCAACCATACGCCAATGATGCCGAAACGCAACACCCGATGTTGCAAAAAAGCATCATTTCAGGAATCTCGTCGGATTCCCGATTTGGTTCCTTGACAGCCGAACCCGCCCCCTTACCCTGGGGGGCCGGCGGTGTTAGAAGGGAGGGGACAGTTCTGAAATGACCTCACCAACCCGATACTGGAGCAACAAGGTGAACCCTCCAGAATCGCCAGAGGAAACACGGAAACGACTCGTGCTCTGGATAGAACAGTACGAAAACCCCACCCCAGCACAAGCCAAAGAGTTCGTAAGACGGCACTACAGTACGTACAGCCAGACTGCAAGCCAGTGGCCTCAATCAGCCTCCAGCCCTATATAATACACAATAGCTCAGAGCGAAGGGGGGTCTGGTCAAGATTCTGAGACCCGCCACAGGGCCCCATATCGACCCGGTGCAACGTAATATACCTTATCGGGCGTAGAATGCAGCCCAGAAAGGGCCCTGAAGCACGCCCGAAAGCCCATACGCGCCTACGCACAGACGGTGGCCCGGGGTTGGAACGGGAGGTGCATCGTAGCACGCTCCCCATAATTCGTGCCACCCGTCACTACCCCTCACACGAAGCCTAGTGGTGCTCAGCGGACGTTCGCCAGACGCTTAGGTGGGCATCGTTCCACGTGAAACACTGCTTCTCAGATTCTCGGCACATTTCCCTTGACAGATATGGCATCATGTGGTAGGGTATAAGAAGTTGACCCGGCGTGCTCATAACACCCGGGCCGTGGCCGGTCGGTTTGAGGCCCGACGGGCGCCACATCGTAGACCCTGCCTCGATAGGATTCAAGAACGATGCGAACCGAATCCGTCAACGTCGCCGGGTTGGATGAAATAGGCCACCTCTGTGTGTTTGTCAGCAATGCAGACCCGGAGCTATCTGCCGTGGACCGCGCCCTGCTCTACGAAGCCGCGCCGGAGCTGCTGGCGGCGTGCAAGGACATGCTGGCCGAGCTACAGTCGTTCATAGTCGCCGTCGAAGAAGTCTACGGCGTTGAGACACTATTAACGAGCGAGCAGATCAAGAAGCACGGTGCTACCGCACGGGCTGAGGCCGCCATCGCCAAGGCCGAGCCCGAGTAGCGGGCCCCCGAGCCGGGCGCATTGAACAGGAGTGCCCCCTTGCGCGAACAACGCGGGGGCTTGGCCACTAACCGCTGGAGATAGTGACATGACGGAGGTAGCCGAAAAGGACACCACCCACAGGGGCTGGACGAATTACGAGACCTGGGCG